CAATCAATTCAATTGCAGTACCACCAGCACCACCTCCACCTTGAGCGTCATCACTGTTGTGAGCACCACCACCAGCACCTCCTCCTGTTACAAAAACTCTAACTTTTGTAATTCCAGATGGTTTAGTCCAAGTGAAGTTTCCATTTGAAGTGAAGTATTGAACTGATTGAAGACCACCAGTACCAGTTAAGTTTCCACCACCACCATGAAATTGTATCGCATGAACATTTTGCCATCTTAAACCTGATTCACCTAAGTCAATATTTTCAGCATTAGGACTTAATGAACCACCTTTAACTATAACTTTAGTAGCATTACTATTCTGCAATAATAAATTACCATTAGAACTATTAATAATATTGTCTGTTCCATTATGATAAATTTTTAAATCATCACTATTTCCCATTCTAATTTGTGCATTATCCACAAACTCGAAAGCATCATTACCTACAGCATATTGTACTTTGACATTTCCACCACTACTTTTAAACTGTACACTTTGACCATTACAATCAAGCGTACCGCCTAGCTGTGGTGAAGTGTCAGCAACTACATCAGTATTAACTACTGCAAATGTTCCATCACCACGATAGAATGTTGTATTATTCTTAGTTCCAGTTCCAATTCTTGCCACAGGAACTGTTCCTGATGCAATATTAGAACCATTTAAATTAGTAAGTGATGCACCAGAACCACTAAATGTTGTTGCGGTTAATGTTCCGTCTGATGAATTAAATGTAAGATTAGATCCAGTTTTTGGTGGTAAATTACCTGTTGCAGCAGTAACAAATGTTGGGAAGCAAGTTGTATCTGATGATTCATCTGCTACTGTAACATTAGTTGCAGTTGAAGCAGTACCTGTAATTGCACCCGCAGCTGCAATTGCTCCTGCAAAGAATGAAGTTCCTCCAGTTACTTTGAGTCCATTACGTGCTGTTACAACTCCAACTGAATCTACATTAGTTACATCTTCATATGTTAATACACCAGCTACTGATAACGAACCTCCAATACTCACACCCGTTGTCGATGTGGTTAGTCTTAATACATCATTATGATATAATTCTACACCCCCAGTTAATGCTTTAATTCTTAAATTACCAGTACCATTTTCTACTAGGTATGAGTGGTTTCCATCATGATATAGTTGCATATCTTGAGATGAACCCAAACGAAGTCTATCACCATCTAATAAGTCAACATTATTATGGAAGGTAGAAACTCCAGATACATTTAATTGCTTTGTAAATTGTGTGGTTCCTGTGACTGTAGATATACCAGCGACTGTAAATGTTCCACCAACTGGTGTTGTACCATCAAGAGTATCAACGTAAGTTTTAACTGCTTTCTGAGTTGAAACTTTTGTGTCACTATTCTGAGATAATGTTCCATCTGTTGAAAACTCACCAATTGAAGCACCAATCAAACCACCAACTGAACCAAGTCTTAATGATTCAAGACCAGATAAGTTAAATGCTGATGCATCCAAAGTAACATTACCTGTTGCTTGGTCTACTTTAAATTGGTCTCCAACATAGAAGTTACCTAAATCATCTGTTGCAGTATAGTAAACACGACCAGGATCGGTTTCGTTTGTTACTACTTGGTCTGCCTGTGAAGGAGATTGTGTAGGATTATTTGGCCAGTTAGTTGTATCAGTTCCACCAGTACCAACCTGTAGGAAATCATGACCAGTTAATCTTGCTAAACTAAATTCTTTTCTCGCATGTACTGCAACGTTTTCTGCAACTGCTGTTGCTCTTGAAGTTGAAAATACTAATACTTTATATGCAACACTATTTGCAGTAACTGAACTTACAGTTTGAATTTGATATGCGTTACCATCAGTCGATGCAAATTGTAATGAATCACCAGCGTCAGGTGCAGTAGTAAATGTTGTAACAAGTATTCTTCCTGACTGATTAACTGTTGCAGTTCCTGATGTAAGAGTTGCTGTTGCTCCAGAACTTCCACCTGTAACTGTTTCATTAGATTGGAAAGTCCCTGATCTACTTACAATATAAATTCTCTTTGGTTCTGCCTGTACATTAACAACATATGCTGTTGCATTTGATGTTCCACCAGTTATTTGTTCACCATCTGTAAACGATGTTGTAAGGACATTTGTATAAACAAGCATCTGTCCTTTAATTGTACCTGAGTTTGCAGTTTCACCTGCATCAAATCCAGCAGCGTATACACCATACTCACCATATGAGTTACTTGAGTTAAGAGATCTTATCTTTGAACCACCTATTGCAGCAAAACCAACAGTACAATAATATGTAAACGATGAAATCATTTCAGCGTTTGCATTTGCTTTTAGAAATATTCCTAATCCATCACTATGAACAGCAGTATAAGTATGAAATAACATACTTCTATTTCCTGTTGAGTGTAATGACCCATCAAGAACAGCACCTGTAGCACCATTACCAAATGATGTTACATTGTAAATATAGGGTGATTTAGTTGTAATTGGACTTGCTGCATTCAATGCAATATATGTTCCACCAACTGTTGCACTCTCTGGTTTATAATTTGGACTACCTGGTGTATAACCACCCATTCCATCCATCACAAGATCCTGTAACACAGTTGCATTACTCATTCTAAACATAGTAGAACGATTATTTTGAACTGAACCACCAGAATCTAAACCCGATGCAGGTTTAATTATTGTTGCTCTTAAACTATCACCTGCAATTGTAGTATGTGCAGGAACAACAATTGGTAGTGTTGCTTCTTCATATACTCCTGCTTTTACAAAAATGATTGCAGGTGCTGTTGCTGATGGAGTGCCTATATTTGAACAAGCATATTTAATTGTTTTAAATGGTCTATCTATTGCTGAACCAAATCCACTTCCATCTGTACCACTTGTAGACACATAGTAAACGTTAGCGATGGAACCAGTATCTCCATATACTAAATCAGTTCCATTTGATTTTAAAACTTTTCCAGATGCACCTAAACTTAATTTTTGTATTTGATTACTTGAATTATAATATAATATATCTCCTCTTGTACCCGTGTTTATATTTGTACCACCATGTAAATTTAATTGAGCGGAACTAGATAATGTAGTAATACCAGTCAGATTCAATCCAGATCCAGTCAAATCAAGAGTATCTCCAGATGCCAACTCTTGTATTTGGTTAGAACTTGTATTCAGTATTAACGGAAATCTATTCGCCATTATATCGTAAAGCTTTCTTTTTATTTATGCTAGGTTAAAAGCGATGGTATGTTTAACACCAGAACGATCTGCTATTGCTAATGTTCTTCCATGTAAATCAAGAGTTTGTGCTCCTGACCTTGATCCTATTGTTAGAGTTTTTAATGGAGTTACATTTGTAGTAGCAAGAACCACACAAAAAAAGTTTGCACCAGATTGTGGTGCTGACGCAAACGTAATTTGGTCATCATTTATTGTAAACGATGTAAGAGGTTCTTGAATTACACCACCCAATGATACTAATAACGTATATGGGTTGCCAGGAAAGTATGCTTCTGCACCAATCGTTAGATTGAAAACAGTTTTACTATTATTAAATTGAGAACTTATATCATCAAGTTTTAAAAATGCACCTGATGATACCTGACGACCAATATATGCCATCTAAATTTTTAACTTTCTTTTCTATTTATACTTAAGATTCAACTGGTTCTTCAGCAGTAGTCTCTGGTTCTTCCTGTTTAGGTATTTCTACTCCAGTTTGTTGTAAATATTCAATGATACCTTGAAGTTTTAAAAGCATTTCTCTTTTACTTTTTGCCTGTCCTTCAAGTTGATTAATTTCATTTACAAGACCTTGTGCTTGCTCTGTTACTGATTTTAAATGATTTTGTTGGTCTGTTGCCATGACTAAAAATTATTTTTACTCATTATATATGATACTTTTTAAAGTGTCAAGTGTGCGGTTTTTTCTATGATGGTTTTGTTGGCCAAGTAACACCCTTAATTCCAATATCAAAATTTCCACCTGTTGTAGTTCCTAAAGATGGAGTTGCAGTTGAAGGTAAATCTCTTAATGCTTGTCGATATGTTTTCCAAGATTCAGGAACACCTCCTCCTGTTTCAAATGCTTTTGTCACAACCCAGTCACTATCTGTTAATCTTTTATCTCTTTCAATTCTTAATAGTCTCTTTGGTTCTTCAGTAATCAAACGATTTATTTCAGCGTCTACGTCTGGTTTTGATGGTAAATTTCTTTCATCAAACCATTCTATTTTACTGTAATCATTATCTGTAATAGCAAACTTTGCGTTTGGAACTAAACTAAGAATTGCACTATAAGTATTCATGGATAATAAACCTCTTTTAATATAATTGATGAAGAAAAATTGTTTTGATTGGAACCAGTACTACCAGTTGAACTGTTATTATTTAGATGTATATAATCGCCATTAGCATGTCCCGTGACTGTAAGACTAAAGTTCACAGTTCCAGCATTGTCACAAGGTGGTGTTAAAATAGTCCAATTAGCGGTACTAGCACCCCCATTTTGACTACTAATATAAGAAAAACTAGCACCTCCTCCCCATAATAAACTATTTTGAGGACGCTCTGGATTTGATACACTATATGCATCATTATTATTTAAATTACTAGTTACATACTCACCAGCACCTGCATCATTTTTACCACCATTCCAATACATTCTGAAAAAATTACCTCTCCAAGTATCTTGTTGTCCGTTATGTATATTACACTCAACTAATATACGATTACCTGCTTCAACTTCTATCTTCGCACTTCCATCACCAAGAACTCCTGGCATCGCAGATTCTTTATTAGCAATGTTAGTATTGTTATAGATATTGCCATAATCATATGCCTGAACCTGTATTATTGAACCTGGTTGTGAAGAATCTATAAAATAATCTCCTGCAACATTCGTGACCTTTGATACTACAACCTCACTCATTGTGCTACCTCCTGTAAAAAAATTGTAGAAGCAACACTACCTTGATTACCACCACCAGATCCAGAAGTGCTATTTAAATTTAGATGCAAATAACCACCACTTTGATGACCTATATGTTGTATTTTAAAATAAACAGCTGAGGTTGTATTTAAAGTACCCAACATATATGTGCTCTTTAATGTTCTTGCAACTCCATTTGTATTACAGTAGAGAGTTGATCCAAAACCACCAGCAAATTGAGTCCAACTACCTGATCCTATCTTATAGTAAGTCCTGAAAAAATTAGCTCTCCAAGTAGTTTCACAACCAGGATGAAGCACAGATGTAAATAAAATCCGACTGTTTGAGAAGTATGGAGTGATACTAGCAGTTCCATCACCAAGATTACCTGGCATATCATATAAATTATTTTGTGATGTATTATTATACTCTGAAGTATAATATGCTGCCCTCTTTGCTTGTATAATCGCACCAGACTTACGAAAATAAACCCTATCGTCTGCTGGTCTTAGAATTGCATTTGTTTTTACTGTACTCATTTTAAGAATCCTGCCATATTTCAGATAAAGTCATAGTCGATGCAACAGAAAATTCATTTCTAGCTGTGTCTTGACTATCAGAATTACACTTATTAAGATGTAATCCGTCACCATTATTATTACCCGATTGAGTTATTCTAAAGTATATATTACCCTTATAAGCAGGGTCAAATATTGACATATTACTTGTAGATCTCATTACACCATGATAGTTCTGATTCCATTGATATGTGTTCATATTTGCATCAGTCCATTGTGTCCAACTTCCACCTTCACCCAGTTTATAATAAAAACGATATAACATATGAGTCCAAGTATTTACTTGACCCGACTGAATTGTTGTCTCAAGCATTATATGATTTTTATTTGAATGAGTTGTAATTACAGCCAATCCATTTCCAAGTATATTGGGCAATCTTTCTTCCGAATTTCCACTACGAGCGTGTGTATCACTGTACATATAATTACGAACTTGTATTACAGTTCCATTTTTAAAACCATATTGATTACTTGATGTATCTTGTATTGAATTAACTTTTAAAGTTGCCATTAGACTATCACCCAACGAGCACCGCTATTTACAGTGACTGTTACTCCACTATTTATCGTTATATTTCCAATCGTCATATGATTATAACTTGTAGTTATTGTTTTATTTGATGCAATTGTT